GTTCAATCGAACAGCCCGTTTCAGTGAGTGACGAGTACAGTTGTCGGTACTTCAGTGAAGCCTTACTGACTGCATTGCTGCTGTTAAATTACAATTATTTACAAAATAGGGAGGTTTTGATCCGTAGAGGTGGAAAGTGCATTAGTAATTATTTAACCAATCTTCGAGATGTTCTTTGTACGTTCGCACGATCAACGGGACGTCATTAGGTGCAACTCCAAGGCCATCTTTCAGGCGGTGCAGTGCCTCGTTGTATCGTGTCGTCTCTTCAGAATACACTTTCTCTCCATGCATAAATAGTTCTGACTCAAAGGAATTCTTCTTATCTTGTAGGATCTTCAAATTGTCAGTACCTTTTCGTTTTTGCCACCACATTACACTCATTCGAATTGAATCCATGTTCAGAGGAGCGAGATATCGACCAGATGTTACAACAAACTTCCTTTTCAGAAAAGTAATTTGTTCCAAACTTTCGTATTCGAAATCCACGTTATCAGTTTTACCCGAATCTGTGTATCCGATACCATGTTTCACCATGTAATCTCGCACTCTTGCAAATGTGACGACGTGTAAGAATTTAGGCCCAACGGCAACAACATGGTCATCACCATAAAGCATAAACTCAAACTCGCTTTTCAAATCTTCGCTCGAACATTCCACACCATTTTCTTCACAAATGTCCTGAATGGCACACAAAAGTAACAACCAGTTTACCAAGGAATTTAACTCCGATGTTATAGGAGACCCTGATGACATGCCGCCGTGTCTAAGCATACAGCTTCGACCAGCGACAAAATACTGGTGTACTAACGAGTGAACCAAACATTCTCTTTCTTTAGCATATTCGTCGTTGTACCATTTATTGATGACTTCACACGCAGCAAACATTACATCTGCTGGCGCTCGACCATCCCAATTGACATAATCACCGGCGATGATGTTGTTAGTTCCCAACCTAAGTAGACGTTCTGCGGCTTTAGTCCAGTCACGTTGTTGTGCAGCTATACCAACCGAAATTGGAAACTCCACACAATTGACGCGAACAAGATCCAGCCACCCGCCAAAGTATTCACGGAATACCATGGTTGCGGAACACGGAAGTGTTTCGAAAATTCGAGTTTTTGCGATTTTGATTTTGCTCTCTTTCAACGTCTCATCTTTCAAGTTTTCAGCCACCACAAAAAAGGGCGCCTGACCACACGTTATTTCAGACTTCAATCGAGCATAATCTTTTGTCAGAGTACTTCCAAGGTAGTCGTCTTTGACCCGATACTTTTTGGGATCACCAGGCTCCTCCTCCGGAAGTTCGTCGAAATAGTCGTTTTTTCCGCTTGCAGAACGACCAAACTGTGACACGTAATTTCTAAATGGCACACCCATAGATGTTTTCATATTCAAGCCATTGAAGACGCGTTCCTTGTCTTTAATGAAACCATTGATGATTTCATCCATGTTAAGCAATCGCTTACCAATTACTCCAGACTTCATCAACGACATAATCGATGATACTACTAGCACTGCTTTTGCCAAATGAGCACTCTTTGGAGGCACCATTGGATGTGCGAACTTGTCAACGCCAATTTGCATTGGACCATCTCCTTTTTCTTTCACTTCGGGACAGACTCGGCTGTCTCTCAGCGACATGACAGGAGGAAACTTGACCGGCTCGTACAATTCAAAGCTAGGGTCTGAGGCAGGATGATTCAACACAGTGGGTTCAATATTTGAACGGTCACTAATCTTGTTAGTATAGCTGTTGTTAACTAGACCAACATGTTCAATCGTGCCACGCGGGAAGATGTTACCAATTTGATCACTGGCTATGACTGCCATTGCAGCTGAGCCACGCATGTCAGTTACACGAGGTGTCTTAAGATCCGGAATGTCACTTTTCGACACTGGTGTGAAGGAGCAGTAAAAATTGCCGTCTGCCACACCATTGAGTATGCCAACAATCTTGTCATTTTTGATCAATACCGTGCCACAGTCGCCAAGAGCTCCTGCAACACCCATGACCAAAGATTGTGGGTACGTCACTACGTCACCATTTGCTGAGATCAAATTGCTTGTCATTAGATGTCCGACTTGCGTTGTCAAAGTACAATCGAAGGTTGGGCTCCACCATGCATGCGTGTACAATGCACCACTCATTATATCCTCAATGGACCCGAAGTGTGCACGTATATCACGCGCTTGCGGAACTGCTTCAGAGAGCACTTCAACAAATGCGACATCTACGTTGTCAGCACGAACGATTTTCAAGTCGTCGTACTTCAAAGTATAAGTACCGATATCACCGGCACCGTTAGCGTACGAGATTTTGAAGATTGAATCTTCGTTCGCGATCAAGAAAATGTGACCAACAGTTATGAATTGTCGGTTGTGTGTGAACAAACAGCGCACTGTTGTAGGTTTGCCATCATTCACCACGGTTAAGAACCGTGCATTTTTCATGATCTTGGGCTTCAGTTGATCAAAACCGATTGGGCCCAAACTTGCGGCGACGAAATTCGCTACGTACGTTCGTGGAAGACTGGGGGGAAGGCGTCGAGCCGTTGTTCTTGAATCGGCATCATACGCTTTTGAAGCAGCATAAAATTGATCTACTGCTGTGTCCACATCCCAGTTGTGTCGTTTGGCTTGATGTACAGTGTACTCAAGCAGAGGTTTCAATTCTTCACCATCATTGATTGCAGCGTCGAACAACAATTTGTCGTCTTCACTTAGCTCAACAGTGGTGAGTTTAGCCTCTTCTTTCGCAGCATCAGCTCGGAAATAGGCCATGATAGCACTAATACCCGAGATGAGCCCGAGACCAATAATCAGGCACCATGCCCAATTTGGAATTAAGTCACAGACTGCATTAATCATTTCTGTAGTCCAACCCAGCGTGTTCTTGTACAACCGCAACACCATAGTGGTGATATCGGTCGAGGAACAACCAGGAAGACTGAAACTAGCAGCATTGAAATCTTGAACGTCTGGAACGACCTCCAGCACACCGCCATATCTGTCATAACCAACACGATAACGTACCGAGTGACCAGTGGCGAATTGGGCTGGTGGTTGGAATTCAACTTCGTGGATATAACAATCACACGCTTCTGGTTCAACCCACGGTGCTACCACAGGATCTGGATGAGGTCTGAAATAGAGACTGCCCAAATAGGCCTCTCTCTCTCCACCACATGCAAAACACTGTGCGTAGTCTCGTACTTGGGGACCACATTCTGCCACAAAGTCCATCGGGACATTAGCTGCGGCAACCACGTTGTGATTGAGTGTTCGTTCCGAAAAGCTGATATACCAATCATACACACTTTGGCTTTTCCATGTATGTCCTGGCCAACATCCTTCACCAAACTCTAGATCCTCGCACTCGTAACAGGCGGCGCGAAAAGTGAGACTGGAGTTACTGAAGGGATTACTACCAGACGGATAGTCACTTTCTGAGGACGATGAATCATCATCAGCATCTGAGCCATTGACAACTCTATTATTCGAAGGGACTTCGTGAGCGCTAGCACCAATTGGTGTGTCGCGTTCCAACAAAGAACTGAATCGCATATTAGAGAGTCCAGAAGCACGCAAAGTTGGCACTTCGGGTTGGACTGGCACGTTATCACTAACGTACAACTTGTCAAGTTTGTCTCGAGTTGCTCCAGAGGAATCCAAAAGAGCCTCCTGGAAATGATCGTTCATTTTCTTTGTAAACAAAGCGATTAACTCCACGAAACCGAAAGAGTCCAAAGTACCATTCAACATACGGTCCTTATAACTTTCGTAATCGTGAGCAGGTGTCACAGGATCCAAGAGTTTGAAACGGAAATTGCCGAGTTCTTTGTCAAGACCAATTGCCTCGACAGAATCTTTGAATGGACAATTTAAATCGAGGACAGTGTAAACACACATGTCTCGACGGCGATTGAGTGCCGCCTCGTCAGCAAAAACTGATCCTTTTTGAAGGTAACACCTGTTTGAGGAGGAGATCAAAAGCTTGACATTGGAAACCATACCTTTGTCAGCCAAATCAGCCATTGGAATTTGAAGAGGGACAGGAGTCATCAAGTCCATCAACAGTTTACGGTCATCAAGTTCGAGGTCATTTGGTGTCGTTATCTGAGCGAAATCGTCACGGACCATAATTTCTTGACCTGTGTATCGGTCCCAATGTTTAGTTGAGCCTTTACAATAAGCTTCTCTGTTAAGGAAAATCCATTCCAAGCCGTTGTTATTGGCTACAGTTGAAGCAATCCAATTGGTCAATTTTGACTTTCCCATTTTTGGTTTACCAACAAATGAGATGTGAAAAGGCGCTCTGTTACAATTACCAACAATTTTAAGCGCATGTTGGTGCGTTCGCCGCCACGTTGAAAATTCTGTGACGGTTCGCATTACGAGAGCCTTCTGGTGATATTCCATTTTTACTGTCTTTTCCATGACTGCCTTTTTGAGGAGCATTGTCATGTCCAAGAGTTTTCGAACGTCATCCAGAAAATCTGGCTTTGCAAACATCTCAATATCAGCATTCATGACTCGGTCACATTCAGTGACGTAATCACAAAGTGATGCGATGTTTTTGTTGGTTGTCTTGAAAATGTCGGTTTCAGTATCCTTCAAACCGAAGAAGGTTGAAATTCGTTTAACGATGATAGTATAATATTTAGACAAAAATTCTTGTGCGAAAGTATATACAAATTTAGACGATACGCACAAAGCGTTGAAAGTCATCGACAAATTCTTGATTGTATTCATGTTTGGAGATTTACTAATAAAAGCATCACTAATTACATTGCTAAGTTTTTTAGCAGCTTCTTCAGGCTGGAGTTCTTGACCAGCAGCAGCTCGGAAAAATGCAAAACGACTTTTTGTCGGTTCTACAGTTTGCTCGGGACGCACTTGAGGGCGAGCACCCATGAACTTCTCTAAAAGAGACTGAAGAGCTTCTTTGACTGCTGTAGCAGCAGCCGGGACTAAGTTAATTACAAAACGAATCAGTTCAATAGTAATATAATACAATTTTGATTTTACATTAGGTAAATTAGCAAGAGATAAATACAAATTGGTGTAGGCATTATCCGTGTTTTCACGAATTGATGCTTGTAGCGACTCGAGTCGAGCTGCTAGAGCATCACCTGCCTTCCAAGCTTTATACAATTTAGCTAGCGTGTCACGCACACCAGCTTCACGGAATTTAAGGTCTTTGTACATTTGTCTTTGTTGTTGCACATTACCTGATTCCCGTGCGATTTTTCTCATCGCACGACGCGCGGCAATTCGTTGTTTATGCCTGCGTTTTCGTTCTTGTTCAGACATAAAAGTCATTGCTGAACACGAAATTACACATTCTTCCATGCTCCGGCCACCTTGCTCAGTGGGTTCAGTAGAGACTAATTGGGAATTTTTCTTCGCCGTAGCGCGTCCTCCGCCATGTTGTGTTTCACGGGAGGACAGCTTGTTTGTTTTGGTTGAAGATGATTGTGATAACTGTGAATGAAAAGGTGAGGGTGATCCAGCGTTTGGAGTACATCGTGCATTTTGAGCTTGTAGTTCCATTATTGCTTTACCGGGCCATTCAGTGAAGTTTGTGAGTTTAACGTGTCTCACTCCCACGTCCATGCGTCTAAGTCTAAAGAGATTAAATTTCAATCGGAGATAACCGGGAGGTCATATAACTTGCCGTTATACTGCCATTTCATTGAACGTAGTCCTATTACTCTTAATGAGCCTATAGGGTAAAACTACTTTTCGTTGTAATCTTGCGTCCTGGGAGAGGTCTGAACGAACCGCGCACTCTATTGAGTATAGCGCGTAGCCAGTTGCCTTCCTATTCAAGCGGTACAATATAGTTCAAATCTTTCAGTCTTCGGGTTACCATTAGTCAGTGCTGGCACACTGACCTCTGGCGCCAAGTTACGTCATTTACCATGTGGAATATTGAATAGCTAGTCTATATGCTACGACCAGCGACTACAACTATCCAAATACAACACATGGATGGAAAAATAATTGACTTGCGTTATGAGTACACGCCAATTACAGTCCCAGAATTGATGAAATGGAAAAATTTAGATTCCGGGTGTTGATGTCGGATCACGACACAAACACACTGGTGGTGAAATCAAATATCTGAACTTGAAATCATCACCAATAGAACTATTAATACGGACAGGGAGAAACTTGGCCGTACCAACAGTAATCACGGAATTGCCGAAAGTTGGACCAGTGAACCGACATTGGACAATGCCAGTTAACCACGGGTCGAGATTCTTTTCGATGAGAGGCATAGTAGTGCTTGTTTGACCGTTCATCATAGTCAAACACTGGTTCATTTCAGTATAGAATGGTATCTCTACTGAAATGGCACTATCTTGGGCTGTGAGATTCGTCGTTCTAGGATAGGAACTATTTATATAATTGCGATAATGGCCACCCCCTTGTGGAGCGATCCAATCATCTGCAGGTTCTTCCAATCCTAATTGCGGTCGCATACTGTTGCTAAATGCATACGTTACTTCCATCATCATCGGATTAACGCGATCAACATAAGGTATGAATTGATAGCGCATCGAGCCAGACCAAAATACATACATCGGCGCCAGCCGTCTCATAAAAGACGATACAGCTGGCGTCGATCTATACACAATGGTCGTTCCTGCTGATGAATCGTCCTGTATATAAATGCAAGGATCTGTCGGAGTGTTGACGATAGATATAGAAGCTTCATCACCACTTATTACAAAGGGCGCAGCTTCCAAACCTGTATTAGCCATAACTTGTTGTGATACTACGGGAGCATAATCGGCAACCACGGTGTATCTCCGAGCGAGATCGAGAACTGTCTCAATCCGCTCGCCAAATACATCGTGGCTGTCAACCATACCACCGTCTTTGATTGCGTGAGGATAATCTTTGACATCGGACGTACGCGTTACCACGTCGTCACCTAGACTACCTTCACCCATTGCAGCACGAAACTCGCTAGGCACATCGTATGGCAACTTTGAGAGATCAGCCAACAGTGGTGAATCGAAGTTTAGTCTTGGCGAGAGAAGTGTAAAATCTTCCCCAGCCGAGATGTATATGTTAAACTCGATATCACTGAGATTTTCTGGTCGTTCTAACTTCGTAAGTACGTAAATGCGTAAATAGCCGAGAATCTGCTCATCATCAGGGTCCGGATTAGAAACCGGATTGATAACACGCTTCATCGGGGTCATAGATACATAATCGCACTTAAACTTAGTTGAAGAACTTTCGTGTAAATCAAAAACTTGGTTAGGACAACTACTAAATGCCGATGTTGGCGACATTGTAGTGTCCAACGGAAGCGGTTGACCAGTCGGTTCGAATGAGATTTGCAATCTACCAGTGTGAAAGGAGGTAGATGCAAAGTCAAACCGAAAATCAATCGATCCTTTCCAGAATTCAAACATTTGAGAGAGATACATTAGATACGAAGGATAATACCGATAGTAAGTTTGTACTAGTGTGCCGCCAGAAGTGGGAACTTCAACGGCACCGAGATTACTAAGAAGAATTCGGTCATTCACTGAACCCAACAATAAGGTTGGAGTTACAGGAATTTGCAATAGCAAAGTATCCGGCAAGTCGGTGGAGTTCCACGCAACCGTACCTAAAAGCATTGGTTTCTTTATGATGTCCTTAATGATTAGTTCTTCTACCGGTGCGTTTGAGAATTCGTCTTCTAGATAACCGGCAGCTGGGCATGCACCCAACCGCACGGTATCGTCCACAGTTTTCATGTGGGCCTGTGGTGACACAGTAGATAGACAATTAGAGATTTTAGCATCCGGTTTAGAAGGTTTGTCGAGATCAAAGTCCTTGAGTATGCCGCCGACATGGCCGGCAACATCACCGATCTTCCCAACACCGCTGGAAAAGTTTCCAGAAGCGATGTCAGTCACGGCTCCAATACCTGAACTGAGCGCTTTCTTTCCTCCACTTATGACATTACCCATAGCAGCAATAAAGTTATTGTTGTGGGGTCTAGTGGGGACATGAAGCTCAAGATCGATACACGAGATGTAGATACTAACATCTGCATCTGTGACCGCGGTTTCAGGTACTTTCAAAGGATTGAGAATTTGTAAATGCACAGTTCCCAATGGTACGCGAGTGTTTAATGAATTGTTACTTAGTGAAAACGTAGATAACACATGTTCCCATGGAATCTCAAGCTCTGCGACGTTGGAATCTTTAGCGTCTAAAACGACGTTAGGATAACCAGTAGCTTCAATGAGAGTTCCAGTGTGGAAAACGATGGCATTACGATCGCCACTTGTGGAATCAACAGTATTAACTGGATCATACCACAGCAGCAATTTGCCAGCGTGAAACTTTGTTGTGTTCAATACCAATTTAACCTTCATTGTAAACTTGAAGAATTGGTAAATTTGCAATGGAAGTTTATGAATTGTGGACAATGAATTAAATACACCAGGAACAGTAGCAGTCCAGAGATTTGCACCTCTGACACCTGCGACTGTCCACGACAAACGATCATACAATATTGGCTGTCTAAGACAGTCCAACATTGAAAAAGGAGATTCATTCATGGCTTTGCGAGATCGGGGCAGTGTAGCTTGGCCTGAGATATAGCCAGTTTCTACTGCAGTAGCTCGTTCATCTACGAATGTTGTTTGCTGAACTTGTTGAGATGTAAAATTCTCATACATTTCAGTTGTTTCATTTGAATTTGGTTGTTTTGAGTTAGCAGTGGGTTTTGGATAATTGGATAAATACACCGAGGATAACCACTATAATATCGGGATTTACTGTTTCAGTTTTACGAGGGCTGCTCGCAAGGCACTGCCAATCTAAATAGAAAGCCTTTTAAATACAATAAAGAAAAGCAACTGCATAGTAGTTTAAACATTCCTACAAATGCAAAGATCAGACCTTTAAGGTTGGTCGAAACGTAGTTACATCAGAATAAGACGGGTAGTTATCACCACAAGGGCTTGTTCGTCACCTGACGTAAAAACATCTCTAAATTTGTTTAAAACAAATTTGGCTTATTGATAGTACTTGGTACACACGACACACGCTCCATCACGGACGAAAAACGCCTAGTTACAATGTGTAATGCGCGACTAGCTGTCAGCACTTTGACAATCAAACTCTGGTAGGGGTATTCCCC